GCCGTAAGGCAGCAAGCGCCTAACAGCGGAGCCATGAAAACGTGGATCGTCACGAGCGCAAACCCGCGACCTGAACACGCGATGATGAACGGCGAAACCGTTCCATACGATGACGTTTTCTCTAACGGCGCTGAATGGCCGGGGGATCAGGTTCTTACGCCCGAAGAATCGTGCAACTGCCAATGCGAAGTCGAAATAACGATTCCGTAGGGGGTGGCGGATCATGGTTGAAGCAAGAAAACGGGTAGATCCAACCACTCACGCGATAGAGCAATTGCGCGATGGTGGGCGCTACATCGAGAAGAACGCGCCCGCGCTAATCGGCGATATAACGTGCCTTTACGTCTTAGAAGACGGGATAAAGCTAACGGTCACGCTCAATCCGAACATAGCGCTTCCAACCGTTGAGGTTTCGAAGGCATATATCGTGATGACCAAGTAAAACAACCGACCGACAACAGAAACAGCATGCCGCCGAATGGCGGCTTTTTTGTTGCCGAGGGAAGGGCAAGCCATGAAAAAGCATCAACTGAAGGCCGATGAAGATCGGCTTACGAAGTCGTGCGCCGATTCGCAAATCAAGATGGCGGACGGCGACGGCGAAGCGGGCGGCGGAACCGTCACCGGCTACGCATCAACGTTCGACCGCGAACCAGATTGCTACGGCGACGTTGTAGCACCGGGCGCGTTCGCCGAAACGCTGGAACGCTGGAAGGCGCTTAACGAACAGGGCAAATACATTCCGCTTCTCTACGGCCATAACGCGATGGATCCCGAATACAACATCGGGCGCGTAATCAAGGCCGAGGAAGACGAACGCGGCTTGCTCGTTACCGCCGAGTTCGACGGCGAGAACGAGAAAGCCCAATACGTGCGCAAGCTTGTTCGCGAAGGCCGCGTGTACCAGTTCAGCTTTGCGTTCGACGTTCTGGAAGCCGGGGAAACCACGCTTGAAAACGGCGTGAAGGCCAACGAACTTCGCAAGCTTGACCTGTTCGAAGTCTCGCTGGTTCAGATTCCAGCGAACCAGCACGCCACCGTTGAAGACGTGAAGGCGGGCGGTGCGCAGACGAACGACCACCAAAGCGCCGAGGGCGAGAAAGCCGGACGGCGCAATTCGAAATCCGATGAAGACCAGTTGCGCAAGGCGCAGGGCCTTCTTTCGGAAGCAATGGAGATCCTTAACGGCCTTTTGGCCGATTCGGATAGCGACGATGCAGACGGCGCGGACGAAGGCGAATCCCCGGACGAAGGGGACGAGGGCCAGAAATCCCAGGCCGAAGTGTTGGCGCTCTACAAGCAAGCAGTAATCGACACCTACAAGGAGGATTAAAGATGAATCCCAAAGAAAAGCTTGCGGCGCTGCTGAAGGAACTTGAAGCGGCGGAAACCCTGGAAGACGCGAAGCGCATCAAGGGCGAGATCGAAGCCGTCCAAGAGCAGATCGCGCTTGCCGAGGAAAAGGCGGGTATTCTGGATGCCATGAAGTCTTCGCAGCCTGTCGGCGGCAATGATGCCACGATCGGCGCTAAGTCGCTGGGCGATCACTTCGCCAAGGAAGCCGAAGGCAACATCGCTAAGGGGCAGCGTTTCAGCTTCGCAGCGTCCGAGTTCAAGTCTGCTGTCGTGATGACCACGCCTAGCAGCATCGCACCGGCGCTGACCGACGTTGACACGAATCTTGTTGAGGGCTACCGCCGTCCGCTGATGATCGCCGATCTGTTCGGCACCGAATCCATTAGCGGCAACGCGATTACCTACTTCGTTGAGAGTTCCAGCGTCGAAGGCGCGTTCGCGGCTGTTGCCGAGAACGGCACGAAGCCGCAAATCAGCTTCGGCAACCCGACCGCCGTTACCGAATCCCTGAAGAAGATCGCGGCTTACTACAAGGAAAGCGATGAGATCATCGAGGATGCGGCTTGGCTGGTTTCCTCCATCAACAACCGTGCGCTTTACCTGCACGATCTGGCCGAGGAAACGCAGCTTCTCAACGGCGACGGCACGGGCCAGAACCTTACGGGCATTCTGAACCGTTCCGGCATCGGCTCCAAGACCTACACGCACGGCGGCACCGTCACGGCCGATGTGATCTTCGAAGCTATGATGGCCGTCCAGAACAATAGCGGTTTCGCTGCTGACGCTATCGTTATCAACCCGACCGACTACCAGCGTTTGCGCTTGGCGAAGGACAGCAACAACCAGTATTACGGTGGCGGCTACTTCTACGGCGCTTATGGCGACGGCCCGATTGCCGAGCAGCCTAACCTTTGGGGCCTTCGCACGGTCATCACGCCCGCGATCACCGCTGGCACCGTGCTTGTCGGCGCGTTCAAGGCTGGCGCTTCGGTCATCCGCAAGGGCGGCACCACGGTTGAGATGGTCAACACCAACGAAGCCGACTTCATCAACAACCGCGTTACGATCCGCGTTGAGAACAGGCTTGCGCTTGCCGTGCGTTACCCGGCAGCGTTCGTCGCGGTTACCGAAAACCCTTCGTAGGGCCGACTGTAGCCGCTGAGAGCGGATCGGCCACGTTGTTTGAAACGTCCGTTAGCGACCTTCAAAGCGGCTTGACCGTCGAGAACGGCGCTATTACCGGCACGCTGAAGAAACTCAGCACCGGCCCGATCGCCGATTACTGGGGCGAAGGGTACTTTATGGCCCTGAAGTTCACCGATAACGACGAGGGCGAAGCGACCATCAAGGTTGGCATGAAGCCTTCGGCAAGCGACATGGGCCTTGTCGAACTTGACGAGGACATGAACGGCGTGTTCATGGTGACGAACAAGGCTTCGCAGAAGCTTGTTGTCGAAACCAGCGATGGCACCTACACGGCCATTCAGGAATACGACCTTTCGGGCTTGACGCTTCAGGACTAGCGACGATGCGGGCGGGCGAAATGCCCGCCCGCTTACTGTAAGGGGTTAAAGACATGAAACGTTACATGGTTAATGGCGCTGAATTCTGGTATCACGAGGGCGACCAGCCCGAAGGCGCTATCGAGATCAAGGCGGAGAAGCCCGCCGACAAGCAGCAAGCGCCCGCCACGAAGGAAGCCGCGCCCGCTGACAAGGCCAAAGCGCCCGCCCGCAAGCCGCGCACGACCAAGACCAAGGCGGCTAAAGCCGCCGACGCGAGCAAGGCCGAATAATGCGCACGCCTTGGGGGTATGAGATTCCCGACGCTACGCCGCCCGAAGTCACGTTGCCGCCGATCATCGACGCAACGCAATTCGACAAGATAACGGGCGGTGTCATGTCTTCCACTACCGAGCAGAAGAACGCGAAGCTTGAAGGCGTTTCGTCTGCTATCCGCGATTACTGCGGATGGCACGTATCGCCTTCGAAAACTTGCATTTTCACCGGCACGGGCGAAGGGCGCTTGCTCGTGCTTCCTGCTATGCACGTTAGCGCGATCGAGTACGTGAAGATTGACAACGTTAGCGTTGAGTTCGAATGGCTGGAAAACGGCCTGGTACGCCTGAAGAACGGGCGTTTCCCCGATTCGTGGCGTTCCGTCGAATGCAAGTACACGGCGGGCGTTGATTCGTCTTCCGTGCTTGGCGAGATCGTGGCGCAGATCGCAAGCAACGCGCTTGCAGCCGCGCCCGGTATCGTTGAGGAACACGCGGGCAGCGTTGGCGCTACGTACAACAAGACCGGCGACGGGATCACGGGCGGTGTGTCGCTGCTTCAACGCGACATGGCGCTTTTGAATCCCTACAAGCTAGTTAGGGCGTGGTAGCCATGATGCCGAGTTGGGCGAGAGATACCGTCACGATCCACCGCGCACAGTACATCACCGAGCGCGGCACGAAGGTTCGGGACTGGGAGCATTCGACTTCGCATCAGATCGCGAATTGCAGTTTCCAGCACGCGAACAGCCAAACGTCGTGGAACGATCCACGGCAAGCCGTGACCGTGCGGGCTAACTTGTGGCTTCCGCCTGGAAGCGACATTGCAGACGGCGATCTTGTCGAATTCGACGGCGTTAAATACGCGATCGACGGTGCGCCGCATCCGTGGCGCAGCCCGTCCGGGCGCGTCGATCACATCCAATGCGCGTTGATCGATTGGAGGGATTAGCGATGCCCGCAAAAGTGCGAATCGAACTGAATTCCGCTGGCATCCGCGAACTTCTCTGTAGCGCACCGTTAGCCGCCGAATGCGAGAAAGCCGCAAGCCGTATAGCTACGGCGGCGGGTGACGGCTTCGAAGTCGCACCGCAAATCGTGGCTGGTTTCGGCGGCGGGCGCGTTGCATACGGCGTGAAAGCCGCGACATACGAAGCGAAGTTGGCCGAAGCCGAAGACCGCGCACTAAGTAAGGCGGTGACGCAATGCAGATCGTGAAACCTGTTGACATTGAAGACGCTTTGCGCGTCGATCTCGCGACGCTTCTTCCGAAGGTGTCAGTTTACGCGCAACCAGCGCCCGACGATCTGGCCGCAAACTCGGTTTGCGTTAACTGCCTGGGCGGGTTCCCGACTTCGCCCGTTTCGCATGGTTACGACGTTCTGGTAGACGTGTGGGCGAAAACGCCTGGGGCGGCTATGGAACTTGCTTGCACCGTGCAAGGGCTTGTGGCTTCGCTTCCCGTCCGCTCGTTCGCGAGTGGCAACGACTGGAAGACGGCGGAAGCTAACCCGCCATACAACAACCCAGATCCGAACAGGCCGCGAATTCCGCGCTGCACGTTCCGTGCGACGGTTGGCATTCGCGGCAAATCCAATCTTTAGGAGGAATAAAAATGGCTGGAATCGATGCGAGCAAGGTTTACTTGCCCACACCAGTACAGACCGCTACCACCGGCGCGATCGCCATTGCGCCCGTTGGTACGGCGATGCCCGCGACCGCAAGCGAAGCGTTGGGTTCCGCTTGGCAATCCGGCGGTTACATCGGCGACGCTGGCATCAGCATTTCCACGAACAAGGGCGTAACCACGATCAAGGATTGGAGCCAGGGAGCGGTTCGCAAGGCGCTTTCTGACTTCGACGGCACGATCTCGGTTCCGTTCCTTCAGATTGACGAGTTCGCGGCGAAGCGGCTTGTCGGCGCGGCCAACGTTCACACGTCCGCGCACACCACCGAGCATGGCAACATCCTTGCTATCGACCTCGGGCCTTCCATGCCCGACGAGGAAGCTTACGTGTTCAGCATGAAGGACGGCGACAGCCGCGTTCGCGTTGAGGTTCCGCGCGGCCAGATCACGGCCATTGACGCGGTTAGCTTCGTTCCGAACGCCGCTAATAGCTGGCCTGGAACGCTGTCCTGCTTCACCGGGGCCGATGGCTACGCTATCCGCGTCATTTACGAGGATGGCACGATCATTACGGACGGCGGTTCGACTGACACGCCGAGTGTCACCATCCGCCCGAATTCCGTTAGCGTCGCGGCTGGTAGCACGGTGACGCTCGAAGCCATTTGCGATCCGAGCACGGGAACCGCCACCTGGTCTTCGAACAACGAAGCGAAGGCGACCGTTGAAGACGGCGTGGTTACCGGCGTTGCCGCTGGATCCGCGACCATCACGGCTTCGATGACCGTTGGCGACCAAACTTACACGGACACTTGCTCTGTGACCGTCACCGCTGCTTCGAACGGTTAGCGGCGGTTTCGGGATAACGCGCATTTAGGAAAAGGAGATCTGAAATGTACGAGGTTAAGGCGAATAAGGTTGAGACGTTCGATTTCAAGATGGGCGACAAGACGTATTCCGTTCCGCTCATGCGTAACATGCCGCTAAAGAAGCTGCTTGAATACAACAAGGCGCTATCGAAGGTCAAACCGGGGCAGGAATCGGACTTTCTGATTCAATTCATATCTGAAATCTTCGATGAACACGCACCGGGCGTTACCGACCAGCTTACGGCTGATCAGTTCCACGATCTCATGCAGGCGTACATTGCCGAAGGCAAGGTGTCGCCGGGGGAATCTGTAGCCTCATCCGATTAAACGACGAGACGGGCGGCGCGGTCGAAGCCGACATGATGTGTCGGCTTGGCTTGCGCTTCGAGGATTCGCCCGCTATCGGATGGGATTGTGTGATCAACTTTGTTCGCCACCTCGATCAGACAAGCGCGGTTTTCCGTGCGCAGCATCCCGAAGAATTCATGTTCGCGTCATCGCTCAAACGGGCGGCTATCCTTGCCGATATTTTCGACGCTATACGCGCATTCGAATACACCTACGTAACGTCGCATTTGAAGAAAGGCGCGGCACCGCCGCCGCCGCCGAAACGATACCCGCGACCAGGCGTAGACGATGGCGTTCAGCGCATCGGCAAGGGCGCGATTCCAATAGCAGAATTCGAAGAATGGTATTACGGGGGTGATGCCTGATGGCCGAGGGCGTGACAGTTGCTAATGCGTTCGTTCAGGTTATGCCGTCAATGGAAGGCGCAACAGGCAACATCACGAACGCGATCATGCCCGAACTTTCGTCCGCCGCGCAAAGCGGCGGTGTTATGTTCGGTAGTGTTTTTTCTGGCAAAGTCGGCGCTCTGATGAAGGGCGCTGGCGCCGCTTTTCTCGGATATTTCGCCTTTGACAAGATCCGCGATTCGTTCGTGGAAGTCGAAGACGGCTTTAACAACGTCATCAAGGCGACCGGCGCAACGGGCGAAGTCGCCGAGCAGCTAAGAGCGGTTTACACCGACGTAGCATCAAGCGTTGTCGGCGATTTCGGCGACATTGGCGAAGCTGTAGGCGAGTTGAACACGCGCCTTGGGCTTACCGGCGACGAACTGGAAGCGGCTTCGGAACAAACGATGAAGTACGCGAAGGTAAACGGCGTTGACGCTAAGACCGCCGTTGCCGACGTTACGCGCATGATGAACAACGCCGGGATTTCCGCCGACGATTACGGAAGGACGCTTGACGTTCTGACCGTGGCCGCGCAGCAATCGGGAATCGACGTTGGGAAGCTTGCAAACTCCGTCACCGAGAACGCGGCTTCGTTCCGCGAACTTGGGTTCAGCACCGATGAATCAATCGCCATGCTTGCCAACTTCGAGAAGGCGGGCGTTAATTCTTCGCAGGTTCTATCCGGTATGAAGAAGGGCGTTGCTGAATGGGCCAAAGAAGGAAAGTCGGCTTCCGAAGGGTTTAACGATTTCGTCAAGGGCGTTCAGGACGGTTCCGTTTCGAGCGCCGACGCGATAGACCTTTTCGGTTCGCGTGCGGGCGTTGCCATGTACGATGCCGCGAAGCAAGGCCAACTGAACTTCGAAGATATGTACAAGGCCATTGAAAGCGGTTCGGAAGGTGCGCTAGACGAGGTTTATCAGAACACGCTAACGGCTTCGGAGAAATTCGAGCTGATGGGGAAAAGCATCCAAGTTGGGCTTTACGAAATCCTAGAGCCTATCGTTGATGCGATTTCACCGCACATTGACGAGATCGTAGAAGTCGTGCGCGGCGGTGTCGAATTCGTGACCGGCGTAGTCGTTCCGGTCGTGAAGGGCGCGATTCAGGCTGTAGGCCAGTTCATAGACGATCACGGCGAGGAAATCCAGGGCGTGCTTGATTCGCTGGGCGATGCGGCAACGACGCTTTGGGGCGTAATCGAGCCTATCGTTACGTGGATCGGCGAAGTTGCCGCAAACGTCGTTTTTCCCGCCGTTTGCGCGGCGCTCGAAGCGATCGGCCCAGCCGTCAAGGACGTTGTAAGCTTCCTAAGCGATCTCGCAAGCAAGTTCGCCGAGATCTTGCAAGCTATCGGCGATTGGGTGAACGGTGTTATAGCGTTCTGGTCTGACGTGTTGAGCAACGCGCAGCAGATCTTCCAGTCAATCGGCGATTTCATCGGCGGTGTATGGGATGCCGTCAGTTCGAAAACGTCTGAAATCTGGGACGCGGCGACGGGGTTCCTTACCGATTGCTGGAACAACCTTCAAGCCGGGGCGCAAACTGCGTTCGACGCGATAGCTTCCGTGATTTCAGCGGACATGCAGACGGCGCAAACGGTAGGTTCCGAAGCTGGCGCTGCGCTCACGTCCGCGCTTAACGGCGATTGGGACGGCGCGTTGAGCCACGCGCAATCGGCTTTCGAAGCGATCCGAAGCAACATTTCCGACAAGCTGAGTGCGGCACGCGACTTCGCGGGCAACGCCGCCGATGCGATCGGGAATTTCCTTGGGTTCCCCGGTCTTGGCGATACCGTGCGCGGTATTTTCGATGGCGTGAAAGCGGCTATCGAAGACCCGATCGGGACGGCGAAGCAGTTCGTTTCCGATGCTATCAGCACGATTAGCGGAATCATCACCGGGGCGAACCTACGACTTCCAGACATCAAGCTTCCGCACTTCAACATCGACGGCGGCGAAGTTCCGTGGGGCATCGGCGGTCAAGGCTACCCGCCTTCGATCTCTATTGACTGGTACGCACATGGCGGCTTCATCGATGAACCGACGTTGCTTGACGCTGACCGCAACGGCCTTAAAGTCGGCGGCGAAGCTGGTTTGGAATTCATCTGGCCTGGTTACGAACCTTACTTCAGGCGCTACGCGGCGGCTATCGCCGAGTACATGCCCGCGAATGGTTCTGGTTCGAACCAGACTTTCAACATCTATTCGAACGATCCCGAACGAACCGCCGCCGTGGTAGCGGCGCGGCAACGTCGGGCGTTGTGTTACTAAGGGGGAAACGAAGTGCGATTCATCGTCACAAACGATCGCGGGCAAACCATCGTGCTTCGCGACCAGCGCAACGGAAACGAAGTCGGCGTGTACCTTCTCGAAGACGGTATCGATGGTTGGTTCGGCACGCCCGCGCCGCGTGAAGACCCGATAGTTCGTTCCCTGACCGATGGCGACTTGATGCCGCACACGATCACGCAGGGAAGCCGAACGGTCACGTTGCACGGTTACGGCGTGTTTGGATCGACAATCGAAGCGGGCGCGTTCATCGACCTGGTTAACGCTATGGTTGGTTGCCCGCTTTCCGTGATGTGCGATGACGGCCAGGGGCGGCGCTTCATGACCGGCTATCTAACGGACGATCCAACGCCGACGCTCGATCCGAGCGAAGAAACGGTGGAATTCACGCTGGTTATCACATGCCCTGATCCAAAGAAGTACGGTCTTGCTAAGACCTACAAGCCCGAAGGCGGATGGGTGACCGTCGTTAACGAGGGCAACGCCGGGACTTATCCGAAGGTGCATGTTGACGGGCCAGTTACCATGCTCCATATCGAAATGGGCGACCAGGCTATCACGTGGAACGGTTCGGCTGAAACGCTCGATCTCGATTTCGCGGACATGCAGCCTTCGAGCGGCGCGATCGTGCTTGATAACGCCTTCGAGATCCCGTCCGGGCGCGTGGCGCTTGCCGTCGCGTGCGACGGGGAAGTTACTATAACGGTCAAATCTGCATGGAGGTAGCCGCATGGAAACTATGTCATTGCACGTTTTCAGCGGTCTAACCGGCGAACACTGGGCGCGGTTGCCGAACGCTTCCGCGTCGTGGGCCGATTCAATTAACGAGCCTGGAAGCCTTTCCGCGACCGTTCCCGATTCGGACTTGGACGTTCCAAACCTTGTGCGGGCGTGGGGTTCGATCGTGGCGGTCGTGGGCTTCGGGCGCGTTCTACACGCGGGCTACGTGAAGCACCGCAAGCGATCGGAGAGCGGCAAGGCTTGGACGATCGAAGCGGGCGGCGGAATGTCGATTTTCGAAAAGCGGCTGGTCATCAACTACGCGCTTAACGGTTCGTGGACTGATGGAACCGTGGTTGTCGATGAAGACCATCCATCGGGCAACTGGCCGCTTACGTTTTCTGGAAGCTATTCCGACATTCAAAGCAAGCTGATTGCCGAATCGCTGAAGTTCGGATCGTTGCCGATCACGGCGGCGGCTATCACGGGCGGCAACAAGACGCGCACCTACAATTCATATGACTTCAAGACGGTTTCAGACCGCATGAAGGACATAGGCAACCTGGAAAACGGGCCTGAATACCGATTCGATCCATACGTGGACGAGTTCGGCACGATCTCGTTTGCCCACGTGTGTTCCACCGATGGCGGCGAGTTGGCCGACAACCATTGGGTTTGGAACGCGACCGTTCCCGATTCGGGCGTGATCCTTGGCGACGAAGACGCGGACGGTTCCGAAATGTGTACGCAATCATACGGCGTTGGCGGCAAGGACAACGACACGCTTGTAGTGGCACGCGCCGTTTCGAACGTCCTAACTTCGAAGGGCTGGCCCGTGCTTCAGAGCGCCAACACTTCGCATTCGAGCGTTTCTAACGTTAGCACGCTCAAATCCTACGTGAAGTCGGACGTTGCCACGGGCGACAACCCGCAACGCACGATCGGGCTTCGGGTCGATATTGGGCGCTACGCGGTTCACGTTGGCGATTGGTGCGACGTTCGGTATGGAACCGGCGAAAACGACGTTCACAAGCTGAAGATCGTTGACGTTAAGGGATCCACGGCGAACCGCCTTGCAACGCTCCAATGCCGCGAAAGGGTGTGATCGCATGGCGAAGTACAAACCCGGCACGCTGGATGATGAAGCGGCTTTTCGTAGGCGCTTCGATGAAACGGATCGGATCGCACGCGAGAACGCCCGCCCGCTTGGGTCGAACGTGTACCAAACGACTTACAAATTAGAGCATTTCGACGGTGACGTGGTGGAAATGACCGCCGCCGAAGTCGATTCAATCTGCACTATCGAATAACGAAGGGGGGCGCGTCATGTCTGTACTTGGCGGAACGGGCCTAACGGAACTTTGGGCGCTGATCAAGGCGAATTTCGCTAACAAGATCGGCGTTGACGCTGCATCGACAACCGTTGACGTGAAGCTGAAGAACAACGCTGGCACCGTGCTTCAGACAGGCACGCTTCCAGCGGCGACGCAAAGCGCGGCGGGTATGCTTACAGCCGCCGACAAGACGAAGCTTGACGGGATCGCCACGGGCGCAACCGCCGTAATCGTTGATTCTACCGTGACCGCTGGAAGCACGAACGCCGTATCGGGCGGCGCTGTCAGCACGGCCATTACAAACGCCATTGCGGGCGTTGCGCAAGTTACGTTCGTGTTCGGCCAATCGCTACCATCGACGGGCGATCCGCTTACGTTCTACTTCATCCCGACTTCAGACCCGGACACCGACAACGAGTGGGACGAATACATTTGGAATTCGACCGACAGCGAATGGGAACTTATCGGCACGCCCGCCGTTGACCTCACGGGCTATGCGCTGTTGACCGACATTCCCGCCGAAATGACGGCGGCGGACGTTGACGCTATCTGCACGTAAGGGGGCGATCTCATGTCTGTAATGGGATCGACCGGGCTTGCCGAGTTATGGGCGCTGATCAAGGCGGGCTTCGCGGCGAAGGTGCATTCGCACACGGCCACCGACCTTCCGCTTGCGACTTCCAGCACGGCGGGAATCGTCAAGCCTGACGGATCAACCGTAACCGTTTCAAACGGGGTTATAACCGCGCAGTTGGCGGATTCGAGCATTCCGCTTGGAACGGTTATCTGGTCTACATCGGCAAGCAATCCGGGTGAAAACGGCATGGCGGGGACTTGGATCCTTCGCACGCGTGCTTTCCTCACGCTTTCGAGCGATACAACGTGCTTCTACCTATGGGAAAAGACGGCGCAAGCATCCGGCGATAGCGTGTTGCCGATCGGCGCGGTCATCTTCAGCGTTAGCGGAATAAACCCGGCGCAAGCGGGCCACGTCGGAACGTGGACGCTTCGCGAACAGGTATTCATTCCGTTTACCGATAGCACGTCTTATTACCTGTACGAGAGGACGGCATAACGAATGACAGTAATCACGAAAGACATTGGACGCGCCGACTTCCAGCTTCACCGCTACGCCGATGAACGAATCGGCGTTCTGTGGCAGGAATCGCTAGACAACGGCGACACCTACGACAACAAAGACCTTTCGGGCTGGATCGCGACGCTCACGCTCGAAAGCGACCTGGGCGAAACGCTTGTGGAAGTCGAATGCACCTGCACTTCGGACGGCTACACGATCGCTGACATTCCCTATTCGGTCATGTCTTCCGAAATCCTGAAGCCATACACCTTCGGTCGATGGCGCATCGTCGGGACTGATGGAATGAAGACCGAGGTTATCGGCGCTGGAAACTTCGAAATCGTCTAGGGGGTGAAGAAATGCCAGGACAATACCCGGACAAGAAAACCGTTGGCATTCCGCCTGATCTCGTTCTTGTGCGTCACGATACGGAAATGTTCATGATCCGTTCGGAGAATGCCGCATACGAAGCCGAGGGTTTCAAGAACGAAGCGGCTAACAGCGCGGCGGAATCTGAAGGCTACGCAGACGAAGCGCATCAGTACGCCGAGGAAGCGAAGGAATGGAGCGAACGCGAAACGCAAGGCGTTCATTTCGGGCCTAGCGAACCTGATGTAGATACACGTTACGACGGCATGCTTTGGCTGCAAACCAACGAGAGCGCCCACACGATCACGGCGGTAAAGCGTTTCGACGCGTCCGCCGCTGGATCGGGCCTGTTCCTTTCCAACGATCTTTACCTTTCCGACGAACTGTATTTGAACGATTCCGGCGCTTGGACTTCGTTCACATTCGACCTGTAAGGGGGAAACCGACATGAAACCAATTACCGATGTAACCTACACGCCGCACCAGTGGGCCAACGCCGGGGAAACCGGCGCTTTCCCGCTGAACGCCACGCGTGCAAACGAGATCGAATCGGGCATCGACGATTGCGCCGATGCCATTAACGATCTTATCGACGCGGCGGACGATTCCGACAAGTGGAACGCGCAAGGCATCGTGCTTGCCTATCCGGGCCGCAACATCGCCGACATTCCAGAGATCGCGGCAGAACTTGAAACGGCAGGTTCCGTGGCCGCGTTCCTGAACGCCCGCGCACTCGCGAAGGATTCCAGCTACCTTCGCGTCGGCGACTACGTAGACATTACGCATTCGAGCATCGGCGGAACGCGCCGTTACCGCATCGGCGATTTCTGGCCGTATGCTGGCGCTGGCGATTCGGCACGTCCGGGCGGAATCCTCATGGTTCCCGACCGCACGTGGCCGAACACCGTTCAGTGGGCTTCGAAGGGCAACAACAACGGCAACAGCACCGAGAATTGCCCGTATGTGTGTTCTGACAACACGCTTCACGCCTACGAGCTGAACACTATTCTTCCGACGTTCCCGACCGCATGGCAGAACGTCATGCAGAACCACCGTGCGTTGATCGAATCGCGCTATTCGTCTTCGTCCAACCTTTCGGCGGCTAATTCCTGGGCGTGGAAAGACCTTGGCAAGATCTGGTCACCGTCCGAAACCGAGGTTTACGGCCAGGTCGTTTGGGGAACCGCCAACGGCTATTCCGTGGGCTACGATTGCCAGTTCGAGATCTTCCGCAAGACGCGCAACCGCATCAAGACTTACGACGGAACCAATCGGTCGGATTGGTGGCTTCGTTCTGCATACGGTTCGAACACCACGTACGCGTGCAATGTCAGCTACACCGGCTCTGCCAACTACAATTCGGTGACGTACACCGGCTTTCGGCCTTTGCCCTGCTTCTTCGTGGGCGCGAACTAAGCGCCCACGCACACCGCTAATCGGCAACCCGCGCAAGCGGGTTGCTTGCTTCCAGCTAGAAACGAGTATCAATGAGCGTATACGAAGGAAAGCGCGATGATTCGGCTTTGAAGTTCAAGTGGAACGCGCAACAGTTGGTTGATGAAGTGTTCAAGTTCCTAACGACGAAGCAGATCCCGAAGGCATGGCGGTTCCTGTTAAGCGTTCAGACGGCGGAAACCGCACGGTCGATCGAAGACAACATCGGAAGGGCCGAGCGGTTTTCGCCCACGACTTCAGCCGGGGTGCTGAAGCGCAGGGAATACTACACGCTTGCTATCGCTGATTGCGACCAGGTACTAAGGGACTTGCGACGCATGAAGGCGATGGGTGCGCAGTTGAACAAGAACACCGTTGAAAAGCTGGAAGCGATGGCGGAAGAAGAAATCAGGCTATTAGCAGGCGTGCGCAAGGCCACGAAGCTTCGCGGGGATCCGAACATTGAAGACATGATAGCCGACGCGGAAGCGGAGTTAGAGCGTTTGCGTTGCTTGTTATAGGCGTTGCGCCTTGTATCATCGGTCGAATTGGTGGCTTCGTTCTGCAAACGGTTCGAACACCACGAACGCGTGCAATGTCAACAACAACGGCAATGCCAACAACAATTCGGTGACGAACACCGGCATTCGGCCTTTGCCCTGATTCCTCATGTTACGGCCAGACCTAGTAAGCGGAAGCTGAAAGCAGAGCCTTTAGGAAGGAAGGCGCGACGATCGGCCTTCAGGCCGTGAATTTGCATCCCGCGAGCGGCGGCGGACGCTTCTTGCATGGCGGCGCTTTGGACGTTCAGCGCCGTTTCATGCCGTGCGCTCATGCGGTTAGGGAACGATCCACTGTGAATCGTGCGGGGTGCCTATGAATTCAGACGAGAGACGGGCGGCAAGGCGGGCGCGGCGCGAAGCCGAACGCGCACGCAAGCGCGAAGAACGCTTGCGGTATTGCACGCTTGAAAACGTCGCCGACCTCGATAACCTATACAAAGCCGCCGTGAAATCGAGCAACGGCGTTTCGTGGAAGGCTTCGGTTCAGCGGTACATGCTGAACGTTATACGAAACATCGTGAAGGCGCGTCGGGACTTGCTCGAAGGGAACGACATTAGGCGCGGCTTCCACGAATTCCAGTTGTACGAACGCGGCAAGCTTCGCGACATTTGCAGCGTGCATTACTCGGAACGCGTCATTCACAAGTCGCTGTCGGTCAACGCGCTTGTTCCGGCGCTAACGCCTTCGTTCATACGGAACAACACGGCCAACACGAAAGGCCGTGGCACGGGCGACGCTATAGCGCGTCTGAAGCGCGACCTTGTGAAGCACTACCGAAAGCACGGGCGCGAAGGCTACATTCTGCTTATCGACTTCAAAAGCTATTTTGCCAACATCGCGCACGAGCCGTTGAAGGAAATAGTATCGAAGTCGCTTGACGATCCGCGCATCGTGAAGCTTACGCACGAGCAAATCGACGCATGCGGCGAAAAGGGCCTTGGGCTTGGAAGCGAACCGAACCAGATCCTAGCCGTCGCGTTCCCTTCGGCAATAGATCACTTCGTTACCGAAATGCTGGGCGTTGAAGCTTATGGGCGATACATGGACGATTCCTATTGCATACACACCGACAAAGCCTATCTTGAAATCGTGATGGGCCTAATCGAAGACAAGTGCAACCAGTACGGAATCGAGATCAACCGCGAGAAAACGCACATCGTCAAGCTGTCACACGGGTTCACGTGGCTAAAGAAGAAATTCAGCTACGGCGAGAACGGGCGCATCGTCGTTCGGCCTTGCCGCGATTCGATAACGCGTGAACGCCGCAAACTGAAGAAGTTCCGTCAAATGGTCGATGACGGGCGTTTGACCGTTGAGCAAGTGGAACGATCTTACCAGTCTTGGCGCGGTTCCATGCTGAAGCTGGACGCGTACAGAACCGTTCAGAACATGGACGCGCTTTACAAGTCGCTTTTCGGCGAACAGTAGACCAAAGTACACCTGCAAAGCCGCTATCATGTAAGGAAGCGGAAGCCGCCCAAAAGGGGCGGCTTTTTCATTGATTGGAGGAAACACCATGAGCGAAGAGATCACCGAGCAAATCCCGCCCGAGGAAATGACCGACGAAGAGATCCAGGCGGAGATCAACGCGATCGACATTATCGCCAAGCAAAACCAATTCAAATACGAGAAGCGGCAGCGCGGCGACTTCCCCGACAACAAGTGGAGCAAGTTCGTAACTTCGCAAAACGAAATGTTCTCCCGCCGTGACGATCTCGTAGCCGAGCAGGAAGCCCGCAAGGAATCCGCTGCTGCTGAAGCTGCGGAGGAATAGCCATGATTACTTACGATCAGGTAGCAACGGCAATAATCGTGGTTGTCGCCGTTTGCGCGGCGCTTGCCGTCATCTGGAACGCTATCAAGGCCGTTCGCGAAATGAAGAAGCCATATGACGATCTATCGGCGATGGTGGAAGAACACGAACGCAAGTTGGCGAACGACCATAAGCGTTTGGACGATCTGAAGACCTCGAACGACCTGCAAGCGAAGATGCTTCTTCAGATGGCAAATCACATGATAGACGGCAATCACAATGACCAGTTGCGGCAAGCCCGCGACGAGTTGCAAGAATACCTAATCATGAGGTGATCATATGGCCATGCACAAGGAAAAGCCGCGATACAGCAAGCTTGTTGTTGCAATGTGCATCATCAACGTTCTTGCGTACACGGCAACTTGCTTCTTCTTCATGTGGAACGGGAAGCCGATCAACGACGTTCTGACAGCGTTCTTCTTCGGCTGCTTCGGGATTGAATTTGCATCGCTTGCATTCATCAGGGGCCGTGAAATCCGCTTCGTTGAAGGCAATGCGGGCAACAAACAACCTGGACACGTTGAAGTGATCGAGGAAACGGAAGGTGAAAAAGATGGTGGAAAAGCTGACTAGCCGCAAGTTCCTAATCAGCGCCGCCGCGTTCCTTGCTTCGCTTGGAACCGGCATTGTCGGGCTTGCGAACGGCAACGAAGCCGTAGCTATTGCTGGCGGTATCTGCACCGTGCTTTCTGGCGCGATCTATGCCGCATGCGAAGCCTACGTGGACGGCCAATCGTGCAAGGCTTCGGCCACGCTCACAAATGTAAACGTCAGCGCGAATTCGACTGACAAGGCGCTTGTCAAGGAAGTTATATCCGGCAAGGATCAAGAAACGACCGACAAGTGACAACGATTAACAGCTAACAGATAAGCCGCCCGTCAGGGCGGCTTTTTCTATATTGGAAGGGGGCTGAACATGGCAGTTTCAGCATTGCAGAAAATCGCGGCGGCACAAGTGATGCAGCACTTCGCCGAGGATGACGAACACCACGGTTACGCGCAAGATGCGCGTTACGGCGACGGCGACGGCTATTGCTATATCGATACGGCTATCGGAACCGTTGTTGTCGGAACTGGCGACAGGGATTGCACAAGCGGTTGCGCCGATGCCTACGAAGCCGTAGGTATTCAATGTGGCGGCGCTTCGTGGACTGGCAACTATTACGATTGCATGATGGCATCAGGCAATTTCCGCGCACATCGTATGTCGGATGGCTGGAATTGCGACGATGGATATATCGCGCAACCGGGCGATTGCTACTTGGCGCACAATGATTATTGGGCGCATGCCGCCATGTGTACGTGTTCCGATCCTGACTTGCTGGCAGAATTCAGCATTAATTCGTTTGGCGGGATTTCAGGCGATGCAGTAGGCGATCAAACAGGCCGCGAATGCCTGGAACGCGACTGGTACGGCGGACACTGGGATTACGTTATGGAGCCGATTGCCGACGATTCCGCGCCGAACTATGAGCCTTCCGAACCTGCGAATCCTTCTGCTGGTATTGCTCCTGAAGGCGTTCCGATGCCGCGCTATCGTTCTGCTTACATCGAGAACGGCGAAAAGAAGTTCTATGATTGGATGGAGGGCTTCAAAGATACTGGCGGATCTAATGATGATTTCGCGGGCAATCCCGGTGTTGAGATTGTCGATATTGAGTTTGAAAACCTGGGCGATGGCGGCTGGTTCTCGCTGAACGTCAAGGGCAAGGGTGAACTTGGGCATAACGTCCAGAACACCACCAACAATCCAGTTATCGGCGTTACTGTTTACTACATGACACCTGATCCCGATTCTACGGGCTATTACCGTGCAATGTATCGCGTTCATACCATCAACGGCCAATGGCTGAAGTACGAATATGACGATGAAGACGGCGGCGCGGGCGATGATCAACATGCTATCGATATGTTCCAGCTTACGCTTGCACGCTAGGCGGTGAACGGGCATGAAGTACAACCTTGCAATTATCGCCTTTTACATCGTCTATATACTTGCAGTTGGTGCATTCGTCTATATGGTAGACACGGTGGCATGATGGAGCGGCGGAAGCTGATCCGCGCCACAATCGCACTTGGCGCGGCGGTTTTCGTCGTAATCGTGCTATTCGCAACAATGGTTTGCGTTGCGTCGATCCCGCCCAAAAAGCAAAAGCTTTACAAGCATCCTTACTATCCGTTTACCGTTGAAATAGTTGTTCTAGATACACCGTTGTTGCATACGCGGCAACAGATAGAACAGGCAAGGCAAACGGGAATGTCCGCATTCGAATTCGACGGCGAATATTACGTGATTGAAGGATTGCCGAAAGGCTACATCGACTATTCCGCACGATGCGCAAGGATGCCGTAACAAATCCCCGATCTGGGAAGCGAAAGCTTCTTGGATCGGGGCCTTTTTTTGTTGGCCTTATGCCGCCTTTAAGGAAACCAGGAAACCTATTCCGTTTTCGAGTAGAATAACCGGCACGCCTTCATCGGTGTAAATGACGGGCGCGTAAGGGTTCGTTTTGCGATTGATTGGGGGCACCAAAGAAACGATACTCGAAACCGTGGGCTTACCTGCGGTTTCGAGTTTACGAATAGCGCAATCTATTTCGTAAGGCGTTGTTTCATGGTCTGTAAGGTTGAGGACAGCCACGGCGGAATCGCCGTATATGCGGGCCTGGTATACGAACGCGCCTAGAATTTCCGCATCCGTCCGCGCTCCATCCACTATCGCCGAAAGCATCATCAGCACATCGGCTTTCGTGATCTCGTTCCGCGTCCTTTCGAGATCGGCAATCTTCCTTTCGATTCCCGCCTGTTGCGCGTCGATTTTTTCCAGGCGGTCTTTCACATGCTCGAAGGGCATTCCATCTTCCACGGCTTTAACCAGGTTTGCGCGTTGGCGCTTCAGCGACTTTATATCCGCTTGCGCCGCTTCGATCGAAACAGTAGGCCGCTTGCTTTTCTGGTATTCGGCGAACGTTTCCGCTATCAGTTCCACAAGCGCGGGGTCTTCGAGCGCATGGCGGATGCTCGAAGCGATGGCGTGTTCTACATCGTCCTTCCAGTAAACGCCCGTGCATGCGCGGCGCTTGTTCCGGCACACGTAGCGGAAGCACTCAACGCCGTATTTGTTCCGGCACATTTCACCATGCATCGCGTGGCCGCACTTCGAGCAGAACAACTTTCCCGACAACGCGTAATCGGCTTTTGCGTTCGTGTGCTTACGGAATCCAAGCCGATTTAAGCACCGTTCTTTAACATCCTGGGAAACTATAGCGGGAATCCCGTTTTCGACGCGCACAAGCGGAATCGGCAAGCCGTATGCGTCAAGAATCGGCTTCCCGCTATCGTCTTTCTGCTTTCCCCACGTGTAAACGCCCGCATAAGCCCAATTCTTCAGGATGCCAGTAACGAATTGGTAGCCTACTGGATCGCCGTTACGGTTCGTCACGCCTTGCGTGTTGAGCCATTGCACTATGTCTTTGATCGCTTCGCCCGCCAAGTAACGATCGTGAATGGCCTTTGCGATTCCTTCCGTCGCCGGGTCAAGCGTTATCGTGTCGCCGTCGTGCGTGTAGCCTAACCACTGGTAACCGAGATATTGGCATTTGCGGGCCTTGCCGACCATGCCGCGCATGGTGTCTTCGGCGCTCTGTTGCGAACGGATTTGGGCGAATATGGCGTGCATTCCCTTAGACATGGACGCTTCAATTCCGTTGCCAGATATGTTTTCCTTCACGCTTTCCAGGCGAACGCCGCAATCGTTCAGTATCTTTTCGTGAAAGAACTGGTCTTGCATGTTGCGTGCGAAACGATCCATCTTCCAGACCAACACCACATCGAACGCGCCCGCCTTCGCATCCTCGATCATGGATAGGAATTGCGGGCGGTCATCGCTTCTGCCCGAAATGGCGTAGTCGGTATAAACGCTTACGATCATGTAACCGTGTTTTTCGCAGTAACGTTCGGCTTCGTATAGCTGATCTTCTATGGATTCGTCGCGTTGCTTGTCGCATGAGAAACGGGCGTATACCGCCACGCGCACGCATGTTTCACTATTGGTGTGAATTCGCCTGGTTGCCATGTATAATTAAACCGCCTTTCGGAACGTCCGCCGTTCGGTGTGCGTTTCGGTTTCGTTCAAGGCAAGCGCCGCCCGCGTCCGCCAAGACAAGTGGGCGGCGCACTTTTTATGCCACTTTGTATTCTGCTTTCTTGTAAATGGTGGGATTGTCGCCGTCCATCTTCACCAATTCGACCGTATGGGTTCCAGTTGCCAACGCGTCGCCTTGCAGCGTTAGCGCGTTCTGCGAACGATCACCGGCGTTAACCGTCGTGTTTTCCATGCCGTCAACGTAGACCGTGCAAACGGAACCGTCCATGCCTTCGGTGTCAATCTCGATCTGCATAACCGAATTCGACTTCGCGGCGATTTCCGGCACGTTGCCGCCTTCGCTGGTTCCGCCCGCCGTGCGTAGGTACATCGTGCCTTCGCCTGTGTCGGCGAACGCCGAACCGTCGAAAGCCTTTGCCGACGTTTGCGAACTGGAAGCTTCAGCGGATCCGCTCGAAGCACTCGAAGTCGCCGAAGATTGCGACGATCCGCCGCATCCGGCTAATACAAGCACGACAGCCGCCGACATTGCGATAACTGCTAGTTTCTTCATTCCCTTTCCTTTCTCTATAGGCTATCTAACGATTTCCGAAACGCTATAAGTAACTTCCTTTTTTGCTTCGCCCGCGAATGCGTAAACCTGGGCGTTACGAAGGAAGGTTTCTTTGTCTTCATCTGACATTTGCCGATATAGATTCAAAAGCCGCGATTCGTCGCTTGTTAAGTATTCTTGCTTAGTTTCGATGGGCTGGGCAAATTCAGTTCCAATGATCGTGTCGGTCGAAACGCAAAAGTAATCGGCTAATAGGGAAATCTTCTTAGCGTTTAGATCGCGCTTTCCTTGTTCCCAACTGCGATAAGTGCTAAGGGATATACCGAGATCTTTAGCGACCTCATCTTGTTTCTTATTAGCTGCTTTGCGTATCTGCTTCAGGTTATTTTTCATGGCTTGACCTTTCTATGGTGCATACAGTAGCACATTTTGGGTTACTTTTCCATCTTTTCCACTTGCGCGGTAAGATAAATCGTGTTAGTCTCTCTAATCGAAGTGATACGTTTTGTGTTACTAGGAGTGAAAATGACTAACACAATTGCTAGTGAGCGCAAGCGCCTTGGGTTATCTCAGCAGGGGTTAGGCGAAATGCTGGGCAAGGATCGTTCAACGATAGCACGCTGGGAAGCCGATCCAAGTTCTGTGACGGTTCGCTATCTCGAAATGATGGTGGGCATCTTCGGTTGTTCGCTCGATTACCTGCTGGGCAGGGTTGATGAGCGCACGCCGTCACCGCGAATCGCGGAATAACACCGTTGCGAAAGGAAACAGAAATGAACCAGCGCACCTACAAGCTTACTAAGCGCCCGCCCGCACGCAAGCCGCGAAACAGGCGCGTTTACTCCACTTCCCTTCTCGGCGCACCTGTTGAGCGTAGGGGGGGCCGACGCGTGCGGGCGTGGCTATCTAGCCATATCGGGTTGGTTTGCATCGCTGTTGGATGGGTTTTCGCGTTCATCGCGCTTGCGCTTCCGAAAACACATGACTACGTTCTTGCGCTTTTCGAACTGGCCGTGGCCGCTACAGCTTTCTTCAGCTTCGGCGTTGCGTGGCAGATCCGAGACGAAAGGGAACGGAAATGAAACCAGCCGACTGTAGCCATTGGCTTTGCGTGTGTCTCGAAAACTGGATTTTAGAAGGGAAGGAATCGAACAATGCGAGAACAAACCAGGGTGAAAATGGATCCAGTGATTGCACGCAAAGCGGAATCGATTCCGAACCGGCATGTCTTCATGATGGGCAACGGCCAACCTGTGCCGCCTAAACGCGCTAAGAAATTCTGCAATGCGATAGTGGATAGGTGTCTTGAAGACCGCGTGCGCGAACACTACGACTTCGTTCTAGGCTTCGCAGCTTGCTTCGACGCGATTTCACGCGGAACTATCGACCTCGAAGAACATCCAATCAACGTTGCGCTTCAGGCGTATTCGGACGTTCACAACATTTCGAACGCGCCGAACGAGGTTACAAACATCATGAAGGAAATCGCCGAATGATTCCAGTTTCGGCGAGACATATCAAGGGCGACACATGGGAAGTCGCCTTGCCTAAACGTCGCAGCGCGATAAAGAACAAAGACGGCGTGCGCCCGCGCAAGCTTGTTCACGCTGGATCGGAAGCGGAAGCTATCGAGATCGGCGAAGGCTTGTTCGAACGCGAGTACATCGCTTACAAGATGGGTGTAACGATGAACCTTGCCGATCTTGCCGTGTACTTCATCGACCACGCCGAAGCGGACGGAACATATTCGGCGGACACGGCAAACGACTACCGCAACATAGTTCTTCGCTACGTAGCGCCGAACTTCTCGAAGGACGTTGACCAGGTAACGGCTATCGACATTGAGCGTCTTTATTCGCACCTGCTTTCCGATGGCGGGCGCAAGGGCGAAGGTATAAGCCCGAACACGGTTCACAAGCTGAACACGGTTCTTAGGGCCGCATATGCTTTCTTCGTTCGCGAGAACGTCACCATTGCAAACCCGATGCCTTCCGTCGAACTGCCTTCGCGTGTGTACGCTGAAAAGCGTTCGCTCACTGAACGCGAGTTCGTGAAGGTTATTGACGGGCTGGAAGCGGAATTGTCGCACGTTCCGAACGATGCGGACGGCATAAAGCGCCGTAACGCCTTGTTCGGCGCGTATCTCGATATTTACATGGGCGCACGCGTCGGCGAAGTGTGCGCGATCACACGCGGCGACGTGCGGGCGCTCGAAGAATCTATCAGGCTTGAACACTCCATGAGCGAAAAGGGCGGTTTGCATCGCAAGGAACCGAAGACGAATTCAGGCCGTCGCACCGTCGCACCGGGCGGAGATCCGTTCGCCATGTTGCGCAAGCATTACGAATGGCAAGCAACCTATTTGAGCGACGCGCAACGCGATAACGACGCAACGCCCGTTTGCTGCACGGCTGATGGCGGGTTCATACGGCCTTCCGATATGTCTTCAATCTTCAAGGCGTTTTGCGCCGCCGTTGGCGTTGAGTTGCGGGAAGGCGAATCGTTCCATATCCTGCGGCACACTCACGCAACCAGCTTGCTTTCAAACAAGGTGAATCCCGAACTTGTGCGCGAACGCTTGGGCCATTCGCGCATCGAAACGACGTTCGGCTATAGCCACGTGATGCCAGGTGAAGACGCGGCGACAGCCGACGATTACGGCGAGATCGTAGCACGCGCACGCAAGGCGGGTGAAATGCGATGAATGAAAACGAAGTCGGAACCGTTTCCGACGTTCCGGGGCCTTGGGTTATCCAGGTCGATTCGATGAACGTTGAGCAAGCACGCGAGTTGGGGAAAGTACTTGGCGAACGTGGTATCACTGGCCGTTTCATGGCGGGCGAGATTGCCGACCATATGCGGGATTACGCGAAGATTCGACATTCGAAAGGGGGTGAGTAGATGGCGGCTAAACCTTACATCAAGCTTGATTGCGACTGGTACGACGATCCGAAGATTCTTGACTTCCAAGACCGATACGGGAAGGCCGCGCTTGTGGATCTGGTCAAGCTGTTTTGCGTCCTGGGCGAGTTCTACGGAACCATTGACCTAAAGGACAACGGGCAGAAGATCAGGCTTCAGCAGGTGCTAGGCAAGAAGGGAAAGGCGCTGACGGCGTTCCTCGAAAAAGTAGCGTCGTGCGACATTATCAACGCCGAAGCATACAAGGCGCTTCAACGTGTCGGATCCGACAGATCGATTCGCGATGGGACGGCGAGAAGGAACAGGCGCGAATACGCGTTGCAAGCATCGCAAGCAGCAGCAGACAAGCGAAACGGAAGGTACGAGGAACACGAAAAGGAACCGTAGCGGACACCGTAACGGATGCCGTAGCGGAAACCGTAACGGACACCATGACGGCGCTACAGTCTGCAAACCCATTACCCATATTTAATTATTAATTATCAATTATCAAATATCAAACGGGTTCAACCGGGAAGCAGATCCGATAAGCGACCGAGTACCGACCAGATTTGAACGAAACCGAAGCGCACATCGTTTGGCGGCGGTGTGCGAAACAAGAAACGAAAGGCGAAAAGGCAATGAGATTGTACGTGATCGGGCCTGTGTCGGGCTTCGATGATCTGAACAAGCAAGCCTTCATCGACGCTTACAACCGGCTAACGCACAACGGCTACGCGGTTCTTATACCGCACGATTTCGTAAGCGAAAGCGCCGACTGGTCAACGGCCATGAAGCGTTCGCTAGAAACCATGTTCAAGTGCGATGGAATCGCGATGCTCGAAGGTTGCGAGAGATCGCACGGCGCGTTGCTCGAAAAGTACGTGGCCGAGCAGTTGGGCGTTCCGTGTCATACGGTCGATGAATGGTCTTGCGGGATCTTCAGGGTTCCGGGCAAAGAAGACCTGAAGCAATGCCCGAACTGCAAGCGCGTTCTACCGCTAACGCTGTTCGGCAAGTCTGCCAGTTCCAACGACGGGCGGCAAACGTATTGCCGCGCTTGCATGAACGGCTACAAGCGGAAGCAAAGGGCGCAATAGGCCGATGAACGTTTGCCTAATCGACATAGACAGCAAGATTCCGAACGTCGCTTTGATGAAGCTTTCGGCGTATCACAAAGCGTTGGGCGATAGCGTGAAGCTTGGATATGAACCGCTTTTCGACCATCCAGATAAAGCATACGCAAGCAAGATCTTTGACTTCACGAAGGATCTTGAATACTGGCCTGAATGCGAGATCGTGAAAGGCGGCAGCGGCTATGACCTAACAAGCAAGCTGGATCTTCCAGATTACGAAAGGATCATGCCCGACTATTCGCTATACGGTTGCGATTACGCGATCGGTCGTTTCACTCGCGGTTGCCCGAACAATTGCCCGTGGTGCATCGTTCCGAAGATGGATGGGAACGACGTTAGGCATGTTGCCGACCTCGAAGACTTTTGGAGCGGTCAAAAGGTGGTTCGTCTGCTTGACGATAACATCATGGCCGATTCAGACGAGTTCATAAGGGATTGCGAACAACTATCCAAAGCCGGTGTGCGCGTCATATGGGAAGCACTCGACATACGGCTTGTGACCAAGGAAACGGCGCGTGCGCTTGCGACCGTGAAGATCGGCAAGACGCTACATTTCGCATGGGACGGGCCAAGCCAAGATCAGGCCGTTTCGCGTGGGATCGCATACTTGCGAAACGCTGGGATCAAACCATATCGGCTCATGTTCTATGTGCTTGTTGGATTCAACACGACGAAAGCCTATGACCTGCACCGCATCTACTCGCTTCGCGACATGGGCGCAAATCCGTTCGTCATGCCATACGACAAGGAAGACCGATACCAGAAAGACCTTGCGCGTTGGTGCAACAACAAAGCGATTTTCAAGACTACGCCTGACTTCAGGGATTACGCGCCATGAGAAAACACGATCGGATGAAGGCCGCGTGCGCCGAGAAGATGGCACGCACGCAAGGCAAATGCGTTGACGAATGCTTGCAAATCGGTTGGTGCAAATACGTTTACAAGGCAGTTGAGCCTAAGACGAAAGGTAAAGAGAATGACGGAAATCAATCCAGATCGCGCACGATCGCGGCTTCAGCAGATGACAAACACGCAGCTTCGGAAGCTTGCTGACCGTTTTCACGTCTGCGAAGTTGAAGGCGGGCGCAAGCTTACGCGAAAGCGCATGATCTCACGTCTGATGCTCGAAGATGGCGTGATCGAGGAATACGGCGCAAAGGGCGATGAAGAATGATCGTCGCATGCGACAAGCCTTCACGCGGGCGTTACATCCAAGGTTGCCGCTGTCTCGCTTGCACGGCGGCGAACAACGCATATTGGCACAAGCGCGAAAAAGACAAGGCGAAAGAAGCATGGGGCGTTAAAGAACCGTACTTCATGGATGCTGAACCTGTTCGACTTCATTTGCTGAACCTTATCAGCCAAGGTTATACGAAGCGTGGAATAGCCGCCGACTACGACATAAACAGGGCGGTCATCCACAACCTTTTGGTTTCACATCATCGAACCGGCAAGCCGATTAAGCGGATCAAGACGGAAACAGGCAAACGGATATTGGAGATCGGAACACGTGTCGCGCTCGTTTGGTACGTGAATGATCGCCCAGTGAAGGTATACGACAGCCTGGAAGCGTTCTGCGAAGACACGGGCAAATCGAAGAATACCGCCCAATTCCTTTGCACGCCTTCAGCGCGGAAGAAACGATCGTATTTGATTCGGGTTAACTACTAGGAAGGAACAACTTTGACATTCAAGAAGCATCAACCGAAGTTCAGGCGCAACCGCGAAAGTATCGTGCGGAAGCATTGCCCGTTCTGCGATGGTTACGAAAACATCGAAACGCTGATGCCCGAATTCGGCGCATACATCGAGGGCCATTCGCTACCGTTCAGAACCGATTTGCACGTTAGCGGAATATGCGGCGGACAATTAGCCATCACGTTTACATGGCCATACAAAGACCAGATGGTTTACGCGTTCAGGGGCGAACACTTAACAAGGCCGATTTCGTCAATCGAAGCCCGCATGATTTCAAGGGAAGTAATTCGACCGCGAAGGCAGCGGTTCATGATCAGGATTCCTTATTGCCCTATGTGCGGGCGCAAGTTTAAGAACAACCGGCAAAAACAGTGGAAGGAATAAGCATGACACCAAACTTCCCAAAGAAGAAGAAAAGCAAGCAAGACGAACTTACGGACAAGCTTTTTAAGGAATTGGCTACCAGGATGTATTCGACAAAACGCTACCCGCTCGAAGGCCACAAGTCTTCGAAGAAGCCACGAAACATCACATCGCGAAAGCCGGTGAAGCACCATGATTAATCCGGCAATCATGATCGCGCTTGCGAAGATTCTTGAATTGCAAGCCCATACACTCGCGATCGTTACTGCGTTGGGCGTGAATCCTAAACATGAGTACACCGAGGAATCGAAGGAACTTCAAGAGAACGCAATAGCTATTGCTAACGAATTGCTCAATATCGCGAAAGGCGGTGCTGACAATGAGTAAGAACTATCCTGAATTGTCTAGCGATGACAGCCGAAATAACCTGCTCGAAGATCTCGCATACGGCGGATTGAGCGGTTACGCGCATGCGCGGGGAATCGCTATGGACTTCCCCTCAACGCTTGAGTTCGAAGAAGCGGTGCTTCGTGACGTTCTGAACCGTGCTACAGCGATTGCTTACGACGAAGCAGACGGCGCACATAGCGTTGCGCTGAAGAAATATCAGGAAGCAGCGATCGAATCGTTCCGCCTTGCCGATTGGGTGTTCGAAAACATTCCTGTTAAGGATATTCCCGCCGAATACGGAATCAAGATGAACACGGTTTATGAAATGCTTTCGAATCTCGGAATCGAGGTTGAGGGCTAATGACTACATGGATCATCGGGCCGCGACAATCCGGCAGAAGCACAGAGTTAATCGAAATGTCGGCGGCAACAGATTTGCTTATCGTGACAATGAATAACCATATGGCGGAAATCCTATGGGATATGGCGCATGACATGGGCGTAGACATAAGGAAACCAGTTCCGCTTTCCGCATGGCTTCGCAAGCCGCATCTGTTCTTCGATTACAAGATGGATCATGACGGGATCTTGGTTGATAACGCCGATGACATTCTTGCTTGCCTTTTGAAGTCAAACGTTAAAGGGGCGGTCATTGAGAGCGACGAATACTGCAACGTTCAAGATCTCTGCGATATGGGAATCGAGGTTTAACAATGTCTGAAATTGTCAACATGAGTAACAAGCTTCGGGCGCTCGTTGATGAAATGAGCAGTAAAGCTTCGTTTGCTGATCGCGTCGTGTTCGAAATGATTCTTACATTCGCGTATACGGAAGGATTCAAAGACGGTTACGCGAAAGGCTACACCGAATCGATCGACGCGCCGCCGAAGGAAGGCGAATAGTCATGGGCGGCAAATGGGGTGAGCGTTGCCCGCGTTGCGGCGCGGTTGCAAGCGCACAGAGACACAAGCCGCGCACGGTTGATTACAGCAGGCTTAATCCCGCTGGCATATTCAATCCCGTTGATGCGGTGCTTTGCCCGCATTGCGGCGAAGCCTTCCGCGTCAGCAAGCTTGAAACCGAAGGCGAATGGATCGTGGATTGGGAAACCGAATTCGAGTTCGCACCGAAGCATTGCCCGAATTGCGGGAAGCCGTTCGAAGCTGACGAAGAACCGTGCCGAATCTCGGACGAAAAAGAATTCGGCGAAGTGTCGAAGCCGTTTCGCATGAACGCAGATGAAGCGCGGAAATTCGGGCTTATCAGCTAGGGCCACGGAAAAGAACAAGTAATTCTTTTTGATTTATAGGAAGCAGGGTGTTTCGAATGGCCGAACAGATCAAGTGTTGCCCGAACTGCGGTGCGCCGAAGCGCGGTGCTGTTTGCGAGTATTGCGGAACGCATTTCGGGCGCTACCAGGGCCAAGCGTCAATCGAGGTCGAAAGCGAATGCACGACGATATACGACTGGAGCGGCCAAGCGTACAAGTTCATTCACACGCCAAACGTGAACGTGACGATCGTTCCAGATGACTTCAACGAAACACCGGGCCTTTCGATCAAAGGAAGGTTTTAGCAAAATGAGCAACCACGACAAATGGGATTTCGAGACGTTCGAAGACAGCATGCCAAGCTGGTATCAGAAGATCGAGGGCGTAGCACTTTCGATCGGGCGCGTAATCGTTCGGCTGGTTATCGCCGTTGGTTGGATTATCGCAATCGGTTACCTGTTGTGGCGTGAAGTCTCAATCGCTCATTTCCTGATGGGGACTTGGTAAAGCCTAACGAGACGAAGGAAGAAACATGGGGAAGAAACACGAAACGCCGCCGATGTTTCTTAGCGATCAGCAATGGAACTTGCTTGCGCTTGCCGAATCGATTCTTTACGGGGATGAATGCGAAAACCATTGCGTTCACTTCGAGGAAGGCATCTATCCGTGCGAATGCCCGCATTTCCTTTGCGGCGGAAACGGTTACCTGGTATGCGACGGCTACAAACAGGAAGGCGGCGAAGATGGCTAATTGTCCTGCATGTGACAGTACCAGGATCGTAACGACACGCGACTTCGAAAGGAACTTGCACATTCTACGGTGTCGCTCATGTGGCGAAATGTACGCGTTCAGCGACGAAGACCTACACAATATCGGGTTTGCGCAGATCGTTCACGAATGGTACGGAAGCTACGCGCACCAGAAAAGGCTAACAGGCGGTGGTAACGATGGCTATTAGCTGGATGGAATGCACGCGCTGTCATCGGAAGTTCCCGATCCAGCGCAAGCGCGGGCGATCGCGGAAGCGCGGCCACATCAAAACGATGTGGTGTCCGTGGTGCAAGGAAGTCACGCAACACCGGGAAAGATACTAAAGGGGGCTGAAATGAGAGCGACAATCACACGACCGCTTATCTTCAAGGCGGCGGCTAACCTTGCCAACGGCGGTTACAACACTTCGATTCTTCAAATCGAACGGCGCGGCGATCAGTTGGCAATTTGCGGAACGAACGCATACGTTGCGGTTATCGGCAAGGTCGATGCCGACTTTTCGCGCTGGCCTGATGGCGAACAGATCCGCTTCAACGGCGGCGAAGTGCAAGCGATCATGCGAGGGATAGGAAAGGCGCTAAAGAACGCGACAAGCCTAACGATAGAGATTGCGAAGGGCTATGCGACGTTCGGGCTTTTCGTGCGCGAAACCGAAGTGCTAGTGAAGATCGACTACGACAAAACGGAAGCAGGGAAGCCGATTCAGGATTTCGACAAGCTAGGGAATTGGAAAGAATACGAGGAAGGCGAACCGCACGTGGCTTCGCATTTTATGACGCTTGCGGCAAACGCAATGCGGACTATCAGCCCGCACAAGCACACTTCCTGGGAATGCAAGCAGCACGGCAAAACAAATGCGCTTGAATACGTTGCGACAAGCGAACCGGCACGCGTTATCGTCATGCCGACGTTGAGGTAAGGGGAAGCAATGACCGACTACGTTAACCATCCGACGCACTACACCACCGGCGACGTTGAGTGTATCGACGCTATCAAATCAGCGCTGGCGCCTGAACTGTTCTGCGGTTACCTGTGGGGTAATGCGCTGAAGTACCTTTGGCGCTGGCCGTACAAGGGACATGCTGAAGAAGATTTGCAGAAATGCGCCTGGTATCTCAATCGCATTCAGGCTGAAGGCTTTGCGGATCCAGCGTTGTTCACCGCTGAAGAATACGGGATGACTGTTGGAGAAATCCGCGACCTGCTCAACCGTGGAGTTTCAGAGAATATCGCGGCTGACAATACGGGCGCTCATGCGCATAACGCCTGATGGCAAAGCCGAAAGCGAAAGGGGAACGGAAAGTGAACAACCTTTGGAACCATACCATTATCGCAGATGAAAAGGGGCAAGCATGGATCAGGACACGCAACGATGGCACGCGCACCAGGCCGCGCTATACCTAGACCACGTGCGCGGCATGGGCGTTCAGATCGTGTCGCTCACGTGGGCTATCGAAGCACTCGAAGCGAAGGCGGAAGGCGTGGGCGCTGTTCGCTATGACAAAGACCAGGTAAGCGTTTCGCCTACAGATGAAACGATGCCGAACAGCGTTAGCGAACTGATACGGCAGAAGCAGGAACGCGAACGCAAGCGCGAACTGTACGAATCGGAACTTGCCGCCGTGACACGCGCATTCGAGCGCATGCCGAACGAAGTTTATTCGGGAATCCTCGAAGCGCATTACATCGGCGAAAAGCCTTGGAAGGTTGTCGGAAAGGCGTTCGGCTACTCGAAAGCGGGGATCATGCGTGCAAGACAGCGTGCGCTTGCCATGTTCTACGACTACATGCCGCCGACGCAACGCTTCAAGGAAATACCGAAGGCGCTTTGAAAATTTCCGAAAGTGTAGACCAAAGTAGACCAAAGTAGACCTAGCACGTGTGTTATCGTGTTCAATCAGCGAAAGCCGCCAAGGTTGAGAAACCGGGGCGGCTTTTCTTTATGGCCCGCATACCTGCGGCACGGGCGCGGGCTTTACTCCTTTCACCGCGCCCGCTGGTTTAAGGGGGAATGATTATGACTATCGTTCAGATCGCAAAGATAGCGGCTGGCAAGCATACGCTTATCGCCCGCCGCACAATCGAAGCGTGCGAGCGGGCCGCGCTCAACAAAGGCCCTGCGACGGTCAAGGCTTTACACGAAGCCTTGGCGAAGCGCAATGGCTAGGGTTGGGCGAGACACTAGGGAATGGCGGTTGCTTAGGCAGAACTGCTTCAGGCGTGATAAGGAAAGGAAAGCGCGTTGCTGGATCTGCGGACAGCCGATCGACTACAGCAAGCAACCAAGCACAACGCCTGATAGCTGGGAACCTGATCACCGCTTCCCTGTCTCACATCATCCAGAGCTGGCCGAGCTTCCCGAAAACGTGATGCCGTCGCACAAGCGGTGCAACCGCGCACGCGGGAACAAAGCTGGCATGAATGAACTTGGAAACCAATCTAGAAATTGGAATTGGTAAAACGATCCCCGAAGGTTACCGCGCCTTTAGGGGTAGGGGTGTATAAATCTCTGACCTGCGGCAACCGGCACGCTTTCCATGCCCGCAATGATTTATCCCCCCGAAGCCCTGAAAACACGCACGCGCACGCGTTCTATGTATCGCGAGAAAAAGGGGGTGCATTATGGGCCGCAAACCTATTGAATGGGATGCAAAAGACGTGCAAACCTTCAAGGGCCTTTGCTCGATCTTCTGCACTCGCGACGAGATCTGCCAGATTATGCACGTCGATAAAAAGACGCTGCTTCGCCTTATCAATGAGAATTTCGCCGAGGAAGTAACCGGCTACAAAACGAAGCGGATCACGTTCGAAGACGCGTTCGAATACTTCAGCGCCGAGGGCAAGAAATCGCTTCGCCGTAAGCAAATCGATATGGCGCTGGACGGCAATACGACGATGCTTGTTTGGCTTGGCAAGTGCTACTTAGGCCAAGCAGCCGTGCAACCTTCCGACGAGAAGCCGAAGGAAAAGCCGAAGTCGGGCGGTAACGTCGTGGTGACCGACATTAACGCGTTTCGCGAACGATCGCCCGTCGTTAAAAAGGCGACGGGTTAAGGCGGCGCGGCGATGCTGAAAGGATATGAGGAACCACGCATCTTCACGCCGCCGCTTCGTCCGTTAACGCCTGACACTTCACTTGGATTCGACGTTATCTTTTTCGCCGAAACGATATTGAACGTCGTTTTGCTTCCGTGGCAGAAATGGCTATTCATTCACGCGCTGGAAATCGTGGGCGACTTCGAAGGCGAATGGCATTTTCGCTTCCGAACGATCCTGGTTCTTATCTCGCGACAGAACGGTAAAACGTTCGTCGGCAAGATACTTGCCGCCTATTTCCTTTACGTCTTGGGTGTTGCGCTCGTGATCGGCACGGCACAATCGCTCGATCAGGCGGAAGACACGTGGAACGAAACGGTAGATATGGTGTCGGACATTCCGAGCCTTGCCGAAGAAATCGAACACGTGTGGCACACCAACGGAGCGAAGCGCCTTGCTTTGACGGGCGGGCGCGATTACCGCGTGAAGGCTTCGAGCCGCCGCGCTGGACGCGGCAAATCCGGGGATCTCGTGATGCTTGACGAGTTGCGCGAGCATCAGGATTTCCAAGCTTGGGGCGCGATTACCAAAACGACGATGGCACGGCCTGACGCGCTCGTTTGGTGCATGAGCAACGCGGGCGACGGAACTAGCGTCGTGCTTCGGCACTTGCGAAAGGTTGCGCACGCCGCGTTGGGCGATCCTGACGGGATCGTGGAAGCGTTCGGCGGCGCGGAAGTGGAACCGGGCGAAGACATGCTAGATGACACCTTGGCGATTTTCGAATGGAGCGCACCGCCCGACGCTGAACTTAACGATCGCGAAGCGTGGGCGCAATCCAACCCTTCTTTGGGTTATGGAATGCTGACCGAACGCGCATTGAAAAGCGCGTATTCGACAGACCCGGCAGACGTGTTCAAGACCGAATGCCTTTGCCAGTGGGTGACGGCAAGCGTAACGCCGCCGTTTCCCGCCGACGCATGGGAAGCCGGGAAAGATGAAAAAAGTTCGTTCGCGCCTGATGCCGAAATCTTCTACGGCGTGGACGTTTCCGCCGATCGCCTTAAAACGGCGATTTGCGCGTGTGGCTTGCGATCAGATAGAAGCTGGCACGGCGAGTTAGCGGCTTACCGTTCCGGCACCGCATGGATCGAAGGTTGGTTCAGGAACGGCGCTGCTGTTCAGCCGATGAAGGTTGCGCTTCAGGGGCGCGGTGCGCCCGTGTCGGCGTTCGCCGAGATCTTGAACGCTATCGACGGCGTTACGGTCATCGAATGTTCGGGCCGCGACGTTGCCGCATGGTCTGGGCGCATGTGGGATGCCGTGGCTTCGTGCGACGAGGATTCCGAAAGCGACGCAACGCCCATTCACCACCGTTCGCAGCCAGCCTTAGACCTTGCCGCCCAGATCGCGGCAACGCGTCCGATGGGCGACGGCGCTTGGGCGTGGGATCGGAACAAGTCACTTGAAGACATTTCGCCTTTAGTCGCGTTGACTATGGCGCACGGCGCGGCAACGCATATCGAGGATGCACCGCAAAAGAGCGCATACGACAACACGGAAGGCGTGGTGTTCCTGTAGGGCTATCGAATCAAAGGGGGTAAGCGGATGGGAATTCGCGAACTGTTGCGACGGCCAAACGTGACCGTGCATGTGAACGTTCCGCAAATGCAGAACGTCCTTGGCATGAACGCCGCGCAACTGTACCGAACGCAACCGGCGTTGCGTGCGGTCGTGTCGTTCCTAGCTGACAATTCGGCGCATCTTCCGTTGCATTGCTACATCCGCGAATCGGACAACAGCCGCAAACGCGACACCGAATCTTCGCTTGCGCTGCTGATAAAGCGTCCGAACGCTGATAGCACGGAACATGAGTTGATCCGCGATAGCGCAACCGACTATTGGCTTTACGGCTGGTTCGTGTGGGTTGTGCTACCAGATCCAAGAGCGCCGAGCGGATGGAGCATCACGCACATTCCGACAGCATGGTTCAACCAATGGCCGACGATCGACGGATTAACGCCCGTCGAATACACGTTCACCAATCCCGAAACGGGAAAGCGCGTGACCGTGGCCGCGTCTGATTGCATCAGGTTTTACAGCTACGGCCCAGAAGGGCCGATGCATCCTGGATCGGCTATCGAATCGCTGAAGCAGGTTCTTTCCGAGCAGATTTCAGCCTGGAACTACCGCAACGCCGTTTGGAAGAACGGCGGGCGCGTTTCGGCATACCTTACGCGCCCGCTGAATGCGCCCGATTGGGCGAGTTCGGGCGCACGCGATAGGTTCGCTAAATCCTGGAAAGAGAAGTTTTCCAGCGAGGACGGAACCGACACGGGCGGAACGCCGCTGCTCGAAGACGGTATGGAACTGAAGACAACGCAGTTCAACGCACGCGAAGCGCAATGGATGGAAGCCACGAAGCTTTCGCGTGAAGACGTTGCGGCGGTCTACCACGTAAACCCGGCGCTTATCTGGCACACGGACGGGCAGACTTACGCGAGCGCGAAGGACAACGCCCGCGCCTTGTACGCCGACACGCTGGCACCGTTTTTGAACATGCTTCAGGAACGCATTAATTCTTTCCTGCTTCCGATGATCGGCGCGGACGAAGCAGCATACGTCGAATTCAACTTCGACGCGAAGCTTCAGGGTTCCTTCGAGGAACGCGCAACCGTGTTGCAATCGTCCGTTGGCCGTCCGTGGCTGACCGTGAACGAAGCACGCGCAATGAACAACCTTCAGGCCGTGGACGGCGGAAACGAACTTTCCGTTCCGCTCAACGTGGAGGTTGGCGGGCTTGCTTCGCCAAACGACACCGATCCGACGATCGAGCGGTACAACGCCGCGCCAACGGCGTTCATCGATGAGGGGATCATCTACGAATACCCGAAATCGAAGGACGGCGACACACCGCCCGCGAACACGCCGAGGAAGTCACGCGGCAAGGCCGACGAACTGGCATCAGACCAGATTTCGGAATGCTTGCGAAAGTTCTTCAAGCGCCAAGGCCGTTCGGTGCTTGCATCAATCGACAAGGAAAAGGCACGCGGCGCGGAACTGAAGGCCGCTGATGACGATTTCCCCGATTGGTGGAACGCCGAGCGTTGGAACCGTGAACTAGCGGAAGACCTCGAACCGCTTTTCATGACGGTTGCAAAGGCGCAAGGGCGGCGCACGCTTTCAGACATTGGCGAAGAACCGGACGAATTCAACGTTTCGGCGATCCGCAACTACATTGCGGCGATGGCCGCTGGCAAGGCGAAGGCGACGAACAACGTAACTTACCGACAGCTTAAAGAAGCCCTGGACGAAGACCACGGCGAAGACACTATGGGCGCAACGCCCGAAGGCGTTTTCGAGAAGGCCGAGGATTCGCGGGCCGACAAGTCGGGCGTTTCGTTCGCAACCGCCGTTGCTGGCTGGGCGGTGCTTGAAGCCGTAAGGCAGCAAGCGCCTAACAGCGGAGCCATGAAAACGTGGATCGTCACGAGCGCAAACCCGCGACCTGAACACGCGATGATGAACGGCGAAACCGTTCCATACGATGACGTTTTCTCTAACGGCGCTGAATGGCCG